TTGAACAGTAGAAAAGTTTCCAATGTAAGTGTTGTTTGTTCCAGCAGTAGAAGCCGCAGATTGGTCAGTAAATGAAGATACAGCAGTATTAGATTTAATAACTGGTACTCCACCTATTGCTACAACTGTTCCTTTAGCTCTATCTCCAGCATTAGCAGAGAAGTCTCTAGAAATTAAACTATCTAGATTACATAACTGATAATATTGGTCAGGAGCTACAACGATGTAACGACCTTGAGATGGCACGTCTTTTTCGTCTAGGTTTTGTATTGCATCAAAAATTGCTGTAACTAAAGCAGAAGCCGAAGTTTTTGCTGTAGCACTTACAATTTTTAAACCTGCATTACCACCTGTTACGTTTGCAGTCGTTGTTCGACCAGCAAGTACAGCTAGGTTAAGTAGGTTTTTATCAACTGTTTTTGCTAATGCTTGTCCCATTTCTCTTGAGTAAACTGAACGAACATCATAATGATTTTTAAGTTCGTCTATTTCTCCAAGAAATGCTGAAGCTAATAGCATGTCGTCAATATTGATAATTTTTTCATTCTTGTTCACTGATGAACCTAGAATTTCATTACCAATAGTGTGGTAACCTGAACTGATTGTTCCAGTTACAGGGAATTGTGCAGATTTTCCTGAAGTGATACTTCTAACTGAAGTCATTCCAAGCATTTGATTTTCACGTTCAAAAGCTGAAAGAACTTCACCAGAGAAAACTTTTAAGAAAAGTGCATTTGCGTCACCTGCGGCATTGATTTGACCAATGCGTGACGGAGTTGCGTTTGACATTTTATTTTTCCTTTTTTGTTTGTTTGGTTTGTCTTTTTGTTTTCAGCTAATGTACTTTCCTATTCAGATAGTTTTCTGTCGTAACAGGCAATCCTTTTGAATTTTCATTAGTTCACCTCTCTAATGAGAGATGGTGATTACTTTTTAGGTCTCTTTTTAAATTTGTTACTTTTAGTAATAACTTTTTTAAATCTAACTATTCTTTTTAAAGGCATTATTTTTTAAATACGTCTGCTACAGGTTTAAGACCATAGATGCTTCCAAAAATTCCAACTACTAACCATTTATAAAATTCTGGTAGTTTATTAAATAGTTCAAAGAACACTTCTAATTTTTGTTGTATTAAAGGGTCATCAGAGAATATTGACCAAGCTAAAATTAAAATGGGTAGTGTTACAATTATTAAAACGAACTCATCTTTAAATGACTTGTCTTGTTCACTAACTACATCTCTTTGATATTCTATTTCTCCTTTAGCCATACGTTCAAAATGTCTTTTCTCGGCTTCACTCTCTAATAGTTCTGATTGTTTATGGTTCTTATAAATCTCAGCACCAGTTTTAAAAACAGTAGGTAATATATTCCACCACATTATTTTTTACTCCTGTTAGCTGACTTAGACATAACTCTTAAATTACTTCTTGAATTATTACTTGGGTTACCATCTTTGTGGTCTATATCTTTTCCTTTAACAGCTTTTATTCCTAATTTCTTAATCATAAGAGTTCTAGCAATTCTTCTTTTTTGTCTATTATTTCTGTCTTCCTTAGAACGAATTGCATATTCTCTCTTATAATCTCGCATTAAAGAACGGAACTTCTAGCTATTTTATCAGTTACTTCTTTTCTATAAGCACTATCTTTTTCGTATCTTGGGTCATTCATTGCTTGTGTTACTTGAGCTATAGACTGAAACGCATCTACAGAAAGAAAATCACTGTCGCCTTGAAATAAATCTTGTTGTTTTGTAGATGATTGTTTCATTCCAGCAGTTGCCATTAATCCTCTAACAGCAAATTTCATTGCTTGTATTGAACCATTGGAAACTACATCATTAAAACTTTCAACTTCTTCAGTAGTTAAATTTTTAGAAGCCCAATCTACAAGTTGCGTATATTGTTCTTGAGAACCTACTTCATTATAAATTTGTTTTTGGTAATTGTCAGAAATTGCTTTTTGACCTTCAATATAACCATCTACTAAATTTTTATCTAAACCTAATTTAGCAAGTTCAGAATAAGAATTTTCTGATAATCCACCAGCATCAGCATACTCTTGATTATATTTATCTAATGTAAATCCTTCAGCTTTAACTTCTTCAGATTTATTTTTAGGTGTTTCTTGTTTTGCATCTTTATTATTAGATGAAAATTTCTTTTCTAATTCAGAATATGCTTTAGCTAATTCTTCAGCAGATTTGAATTTTTCAGGAAGCCATTCAGGTTTTTGTTCTGTGCTTTCTGTTATTGATTTTGGTTGTGATATAACTGTTTGTGTTCCTGAATTTGCAGAGATAACTTCTGCTCCTACATTTACACCTGCAATACCTAAATCTTTAGCAGATTGTTCTAAAGTTACATTTTTATTGTCAGCTACTACTTCTACTCTTTGAGTGTTCATGTTGTTTCCTATTGTTGATTGGTTACTTGTTTAACTGCATCAACCATACCTTGCGGATTTTCGGCACTAGCTTTACCAAGCTCAATGGCTACTCGAGGGTCTGCAAGAGATTGTTGTGCAAATTGTTGCATTTGTTCTTGTTGTGCTTCTTGTTGTATTTGTTCAGGAGATTTAATTAAACCTGCTGTATCAACCCCATTTGCGACTGCAAATTTCTTAATAGCATCTTCTAAATTAATATATCTAGATAAAACTTCTGCACCTAAAGTTCCTGCAAGGTCAGACATAAATTGAAGCAATCTTAATCTATCTGAGCTTCTTCCTAATGCTTCTAATCCAACTATAATTTTTGGTTTAACAATATCTTTTGGTAAATCTGGTAATAATTTTGCTTCCTTAAGCATTGATATTTTTGCTTTTAAATATGGAAGCTGAAATTCTGCTGTCAGTAATCCATAAACTCCGCCAAGTGCGTCTTGAAGTTCATTAGCAATTAAAGATATTTCTGTAGCTGTAACTCGTTCAGCTTGTCTTTGAACTGATGAGTTTAAAAGAAATGCAAACTGTAATCTGTTTTCTATTTTATTAATTGTTTCTAACGCAACTTTAAAATCAGCAAATTTACCAACTTGCAAAACAGTTACATCTGCTGAATTACCTTCAATGATTGCACCATTATTTGCTTTTGCAATAGATGAAGCTCTAGTTGAACCATTTGGAGCAACTAAGAATAAACATTTAGCTGATGCAGTTGAACCTTCTAATATAGCTCTAGTTAAACCTTCCAGCGATTTGAGGTCTCCTAAATATGCTTCAACCAATCCCCTTCCATAGTCTTGACCATCTACTCTATTAAAACGTAAAGCAAGGAATGGAAGCTCATCTAATTTATATTCTTTTTTAAGAATTTGTTTCTTAGCTACTTCTTGAACTAAACAATATTTATTTACTTCTTTATAAATATAGGTGAATAAATTTAAGTTTTTATGTTCTTCGTCTGTTTTCTTTGTGATTTGTTTTGCTATTTCTGGTGGGAGAGAATTTGGTCTTGTACTTTCTTTAATAACAATTTTTAATATTTCGCCTTTAGGACTTCTTTTAACTACATAATTTTCTAATCTATAAACTCTTAATCCTTTATCAGTTAATCTTAATAAACAATTACCGCCTACAATTAATTGTTTTAATGCTTCATAAACACTAACTCTATCTGAAGTAGCTTCAATGTTATCCATTATAGCTTTTTCAATTTGAGCTAAACCTTGTTCAATAGTTTCTTTCTGAGCTGGGTCTTGTTGTAATTTTTTGTAAACTAAATCATCTATTCCTAAACGGAAAAATGGGGCTTGTGGGGGAAACAAAGCTAACATGAGCTTTGATGATAAGTTCATAACACCTCTTGAACCTACTGATTGATATGGTGTTGGGAAGTTTGTACTTTCGTTTGAACCTTTTGGTGGGAATAAATGAGGTATTGTTAATTCAGCACTCTCTCTTGCTCTTTCAATGAATACTTCTCTATTTATTTCTAGATTTGTATATTCACTCTCAATTTTGGATTTTTCCGAATTGACTTTATCTGAAACAGAATATCGTTCCAACTAAACTAACTTGTTGGATAATTTAAACCGCTACCATCACCAGCTAAAGGTATTCTTAATGTACCTCTGCCTAATCTAGTTCTAGATTTATTAGATGCGGATTGTCCTGCTTCTGAATTTTCTCCTGCTACCTGAGGTGACATTTGTTTTTTACCTGCTACACCTTGAGTTACTACTGGCGGTGTTGGCGGTAAAGGTTCGGGAGCTGGGGGTGGGCTTGGGGCTTTTGGCATACACATATTATATTAATTCTCCTGTTGAATGTTGTATTGATTGATTAAATGATTAACGACTGACCTTTGTCCTGATTTGTAATAGATTTCTTTATCTTCATCTTTTAAATCGGCACATTTGTCAGGGAATAGACTATTGAGATACTTTATTAATTCTTCTTTAATAATTGGTACTTTCATACTGTTATCCATTGACTACTCCTAAAGTGGCACTTTATTAATTTTTTACTCATTCAGTTCTCCTGCTATTGCCGAATAACCACAGGCATCAATATAATCGTCATCATTATGATTACCTGCTTTAGTCCTAGCTAATTTTAATAAAACCATAAGAATAGCTACGTCTTTAGCTGTTAATGGGTAGTCTAAGTAAGCACTCCAAAGTGAAGCAATATTCTGATGATTAACCTTCTTATCACCATGAGTTTTGCTTCTATCGGTACTAACTAGCTTTTCTGCTGTTTGCAGTATTTGTGAAGTCTTCATATCTATAGTTCCAAAGTTTTGGTTTGTTTGTTTTGTAATTGTATTCACCTGCTCTTAATATTCTTGCCATTCTGGCTTGATGGTAAGCATCGTCAGGGACATATTTATTTCTTAAAAATTCAGCAACAACAGCTTCCCATAACTCGTCTATGTTTTTCTTATCTAATAATACTCTAGATGCTTTAATAGCTCCTACTCCAGCACAACCTTTGTAACCATCAGCTTGGTCACCAACTAGAACCTGAGTACAGAAATTATAATCAGCTTTATTAGCATCTACATATTCAATGCTGTCATCAATAATAAAACAATGCCAACTAGATATTGTTCTCATGTCTTTATCACCAGACACTATGACACATTTATCTTTATAATCTCCAGTAGCTAATATTCCAAGAACATCATCACCTTCTAAATTTTTAAATGATTGTGTTTTAAATTTACTAGTAATCCATTCTTTTAATTCATTATAGCAAACAGGTTTCCTAATATTCTTACGATATGATTTATATGTGCTATCTAATTCTTTTCTAAAATTATTTTTATCTGAGAAACAAATTAAAGTATCTTTAGATTTTGTTAGAGATAAATAATATGCAATACACTGCACCCATAATTGTTTACATAAGTTAAAATCACAATGTAGTGTCCAATTATCATTACCCCAATTAATAGGTTCTTCTTGTGAAGAAGTAATTTTGTAAGCAAGTAAATCACCATCAACTAACATTACTTTATTTTTGTTAGCATGAAACTCATTCATATTTTTCATTTTTTATCTCCTTTTATTTCAATCATTTCAACAATGCAGGGAGTAGGTAAAAC